CGGTGGCGTAGGCATTGTTACGGTTTCTGCCACCGGCTCCATCACCACTACGCTTGACCTCACTGAACTCCCTGCCAATGCTGTCGCTCTTGCCCCCGCCTCAGACTTAATTGTTGGGGTATGGAATAGCGGTGCTGACCAAGGCACTAAGGTTGTTAATGCTATCCCCATTAGCGCATGGGGAGATGCCACGACGACCATTGACATGGGTGGCTTTAAGATTCTTGCTGTTGCTGACCCCACCCTTGCTCAAGACGCAGCCACTAAGCAGTATGTCGACGATTCGGTTGTTGGCGGTCTTGTTTACCAAGGGGGCTATGACGCGAGCACCAACGTCCCGGCCCTTGAGGGCGGAAGCAACATTGCGATGACAAAGGGTTGGACGTACACAGTCACTGCTGACGGTGTTTTCCTCGGCGAGCAGCTTCGTACAGGCGATGTTATTGTTGTCGAGGTAGATATTGCTGCAAGCAGCTCTCCACCTCTCAGCTCCTTCACTATTGTTCAGAGCAATATTGACTTGGCGACCAATGCGATGCCGGGCATTGCTAAGTTCACCACAGGGAACGGATTTGCGTCAGGCATGACAGCGGGCGAGCCGGCGATTGCTGCTCAAACGGCATACACCTCAGAGGGGGCGGCCACAAGTGTGCCTGTAATTACTACCAACGCCTTTGGCGCTGTAACAACCATTGTCGACACAGACATTGCTATCCCTACAACTCAAATCACCGACTTGGGTGAGGCGATTGACGTGGGTGACGGCACTAACAATGTTATTACCTTCTCTCACAGCCTCAATACGCGGAACGTTGCTGTTACCCTGTATCAGAAGGCGTCCCCTTACGAGACTGTGTACGCTCAGGTGGCAAGAACGTCGGTGAGCAGCATAACGCTTACGTTTAGCTCGATTCCTACCTCAAATCAATACGTCGCCCTGCTGACTAAGATTGTGTAATGGCTGTGAACTTCCTTGACTCGTTAGATATTGACGGCAACCTGACCTTGACCCCTGCTAGTGGGGCGGTCACGTCGCTGCTGAAATTGGGGGCTGTGGGCGGTGCGGTGGGATTTGTAGCTCTAAAGGCTCCTGACGCACTGAGTACTGTTCAGACTACCTACGTCCTTCCGGGGGCTTACCCTACGACAGGTCAGGTGCTTAGTTGTACCAACCTCGGTGTGATGTCATGGTTGTCAGCGGGCACAAACACGAACATAGCCACCACTGACCTAACTGTGTCGGGCGCCCGTACCCTCGACCTAAGCGGAAATACTCTAGAGTTCTATTCGGGCTCAGAGAATTTGCTTCTGTTGGTTCCAACCCTCAACGAATTACAAACTACTGCCGATGTCATCCTAGAGGCATCAGGCTCTTCCGGTGTGACGTCCCTTCTTACATTCGGTGTAGTAACCGGGAACACGGGTTCTGTATCTCTAAGGGCTCCTTCGAGTGTGACTAGCGGTGGGGGTGATGTCTACATCCTCCCGGCCGCCTTGCCTTCGGTGGCAGGTGATGTACTTAGCTCTACCACGACCGGTACTATGTCATGGGCCACGGCCGGCGGTACAGATACGAACATAGCTAACACCGACCTCACCCTAGACGCGGATAGAAGGACTGACCTCGACGGCTATGACCTTGTCTTTGACAGCGGCGCCACGGATATCATGACGCTGAATGGCGGAGATGATAACGTTACCATACACGGTGAGTTGGATGTGAATGGGAGGCTTCAGCCCGGATACCTCAAGGTAAAAAACCCTTCACCATTTTCGACTGCCGGCGCCTACGCTTCAGCGGCTGAGGTACTTTTTGCGGGAGCCATCCCCGGAGCCTTGGCAAATGGCTCGTGCATAGCAGTGGGGTCTTCAGGTTGGGCCGCGTCAAGCGGCGCCACGGAGGTCTCCGCCGCAATCGGTTTGTTGGGGATTAAATCTACATTGTCGGGGGGCGCGATTACGCGCGGCACCGTTTATCTCGCCACCGACCCCGGTGGCAATCTTGGGGACGTTGTCTATTTATCGGCCACCACTGCCGGGGAACTTACAACTACTGCCCCCACGGGCACTGCAGGTTTTGTGGTTCGTGTAGTAGGGTACAAGTTGGCAACCAACATCATCTTCTTCAACCCGTCTAAAGATTGGACAGTTATTTAATCAAAGGGCTATGTCAACGATAGTTAAGGTAACAGGTACGGCATGGGCCTCGATGGCTTCCTTCTCCGGGGTCACGGCCTCTTCTATCGTATCTATAGACGGGCAATTGGCTCCTGCGTCTGCGACAGGAATTACCCTAACTGACATTACAGATACATACGGGAGGCAGAGATTTTATACCACCGACCCGATTGTTGTCACCCTCCCCTCCACAGCGGCAGTGGGAGATATGGTGCTGATGATGTTTGCATTTGACTATACCGGTAGCTCAGACAAGGTCGCCACCCCCACCAATTGGACTATAATAAACTCCGGTGGTTGGGGAAGCTCCACGAGCGACGCTTGGATTTATCTTTGGTGGCATGAAATTACCGCCTCGACGGGTAGCACTGTGTCGATATATCCGACTGTCAACCTAAGCAGGCAGGCGTATGTGGCTTGGACAACGATAATGTCTAACGTAAATACGACCAATCCCATTAGCATTGTTGGCTCAGAGGCCATCTCCACCGGAACTACAGTAACGGCCCCCGCAGTAACGGCGGCCAACGACGGCCTGTTTATTTGCATCGTCGCCTTCGATGGCGACCTCGGCGACCCGTTCGCATACTCCAATTCATCCTTTACTCTTACTGCCGGCGGTGAGCAGGATTCAAACGGCGGTGGTTCCACCGGTAAGGGACTTTCTGCGGGATGGGTATACGCGGACATAACATCCGGCACATCAACAGACGATACGGATATAACAGCCAACGATTCCGATGGGAAAGTGGCGGGACAATTTGTATTACGAGAGGCATAATGGGATATGAACTCATCTCGGTAGCCGTTGGCGCATTATCGGGAATCTTAGCAACCTATGTGAAGATGCAGAACGAATTAGTGAAGATAAAGAGCCGTGTGTACTCTCTCGAGAAGCAAGAGACGAAGGTGCAGATGACGCTCGATGTTCTCGTGGATGGCATCAACGAGATAAAAATCATGCTTGCCAAGCAAGGCATCGAGTAATGAGAGACCTGAAGCGAGTCATACTACACTGCTCGGCCACCCCCGAGGGTCGTGCGGTCAGCGTCGATGACATCCGCGCATGGCATACCAACCCCCCACCAAGCGGCAATGGGTGGTCAGACATCGGGTATCATTACGTCATCCACCTCGACGGCACTACGGAGGTGGGTCGCCCCATATCCATTCAGGGTGCTCACACATCAGGGGAGAACGAAAACTCCGTGGGCGTTTGCTATATCGGCGGTCTCGACACTGATATGAACCCCAAGGACACCATGACGGTACCTCAAGAAATCGCCTTCGTGGAGCTCGTTAAGAGTTTAAGGCTTATTTTTGGGTCACTGTCCATTCACGGGCACAATGAATATTCAACCAAGGCGTGTCCTTCTTTCTCAGTTGAGGAGAAGTTCGGCTTCTTAAACAAGTAAATCGATATGGAATTTCTTACAGCTAATTGGGCAACTATTGCCCTCACCATTATCACCGCTGCGGGCGCTTTGACTGCGCTCACGGAAACGACCAAGGACGACAAATTCGTCAATGTCTTGAAGCGGATTCTTCAGGCAATTGTCTTGGGCAAGAACCGGAACAAAGGCAAGTAATAAGCCTTACCTTTGAGACTAATTAAATCAAATCAAATGTCTAAGAAGAAAACTGCTCCTGCTCAGGAACTCACATCTACAGAGCTCACCTCTTTACAACAGCTCCTCGGCGCTTTCAACCAATCCAAGGTCATGCTCTCTGACGCCATGATGGCGCAGCAAGACGCCTTGGATGCTGTTAAGGCAAACCGCACGGGATTCTCCTCTATGGAGAAGTCGCTAGTTGAGAAGTACGGTGAGGACGTTAGTGTTAACGTTCAGACGGGGGCGCTAACGTATAAAGAAGATGTCAAGGATTAGTACGTACCCCATTTATTCGGTCGTAAATGTCGATGACCTCCTTATCGGAACCGATAGCGAGGACTCGAACATCACCAAGAACTATAGCATTGAGAGTATCGTCGACCTTATGGTGGGGGGATACATCAATGCGGTGGACGTCTTGGGGGCGACTACTGCAATTGGTGACACGGTAACGGTTGTTCCTATGGAGGCTGACCTTGTGGTCGGTCTTTCTAGTCTTTGGAGCGTTGGTGCCGGTTCTGCAGACAATACGATTGTATATGGCGGTTCTTCGGTCGGTGTGTTTTCTATTGTGTCCTCAATTGTTTCTACGGGAACACAGGGTGACGTCATCGAGTTCTATTTGAACAAGAACGGCGTACCTATTGCAGGTACTATGCAGGAGACAGAGAATTACCCGACGGGCAGCGCGACTGTCATGGCTATTGTTAGCCTATCTCCCGGCGACTCCGTTGGTATTTCTCTACGAAATATTACAGCAGTAAGAGACGTCACGTGCAAGCAGGTTTCGATTGTCGCCACTGCGGTATGAACCGCGACATACGTAAAATATCTGTTGGCCCCGATTATAAGACCGGGGCGATGCATTACATCGTGGGTCAGTCTGTCCTTGGGGGCGATTATAAAATCCACCACATCAGGCGGGAAGAGAGCACTCGTTCTGTTTTGATTTGGATAGAGCGGAACGAGGTGGTGACGTTGTGGAAGGAGTTCTGCACTACGATGCCCATGTCCGTGGAGTACAACATCAACTTCTAATGAAATCTCCGTTCAACTTCATTGTCCAACCCGTAATGGGTAGGCGCTATGCTAATACCAAGAAGATTGGGGGCATAGACTTTGTCGTGAGCAGTTCTGAGGAGGACGCCTCCGCCTCCAACCGTGAGGCCGTGGTAAAAGAGCTCCCGATAGGATACGATGGGCCGATTTGCGTGGGCGATACGCTTCTTGTGCACCACAATGTCTTTAAATTCTACAACGACATCAAGGGACGGCAAAAAAGCGGCAAGAGTTTCTTCCGTGACGACCTTTTCTTTGTGGATTCGGAGCAGTTCTACCTATATCGCCACGAGGGGGCGTGGCATGCCCACGACCGCTACTGTTTTGTCACTCCGGTGCCCATGGAGGAGTCTCTTTTGTGCAAACCCGGCAGCGAAGAGCCCCTCATGGGCGTGATGCAGTACCCAAACCCGTATCTTTTGAGTCAGGGCGTAAAGCAAGGGAGCCGCGTCTCCTTCACCCCGCATTCTGAGTACGAGTATGAGGTAGATGGGCAGCGCATGTACCGAATCTTCGACCATCAGATAACCATGTCCAATGGAGTCTGAGGTTCTACGGGTAAAAATTATCGCAGCCGGCAAGCGGGCTGTAGAGCAGTTGATTAAGGTGGCCGAGGAGGACATCATAAAAATTAGCTCCGATACGGACGACGAATTGGCGGCTGATAGGCTCAAGAACGCCGCCGCCACTAAGAAGCTATGCATCTTTGATGCGTTTGACATCCTCAACAAGATTGACGAGGTACAAGAAAACATTAGATTAGCAAACGGTGACCAAGGAAAAGCGGATAGCAAGCAAGGCTTTGCCGAGCGACGAGCGGGCAGGTAAGCTGTACACAGAGGTGCACCGCTTGGTGCCCCAAAATGTTATGTCCAATAAAAACCGCGCGAAGTCGTGGCAGTATGGGTATAACAAGAAGTATGACCTTGTTGTCATCTCTAGGACGGGCGACGTCGGTCAGATTGTCTGCATCTCCGGAATAAACATCGGCCTCCCCCCTGCTCCCAAGCACATTGAGGCGGAAGAAAAAAAAGAAGAGCAGTATTGGAGGCGCAAGAACCTCCCCTCCGCCCTCTCTCGCATCGTATCTATATTCCAATGGAACTTACTGCCCTTGGCATTCAAGAATAAGTGGGTAGACTATATCGAGGCGGAGTTTGACACGCGAGAGGAGGGGCATTGGTTCATGAACAATGGCATCGCCACCTATATGACCGGTGCGCATTACATGTACGTGCAATGGGCGTCCATCGACGTGGGGTATCCTGACTTTCGAGAAGCCAACCGTTTCTTCTTCTTGTTTTGGGAGGCGTGCAAGGCTGACCCCCGCTGCTACGGAATGTCGTATCTAAAAATCCGGCGCTCGGGATTCTCCTTCATGGGCTCCTCGGAGTGCGCGAATATCGCTACCCTCGCCAAGAAGGGCCGCGTAGGAATCCTCTCTAAGACGGGCCCGGATGCCAAGAAGATGTTCACCGATAAGGTGGTTCCCATTGCTACTAAGCTCCCGTGGTTCTCCCGTCCCATTCAAGATGGCATGGACAAGCCGAAGTCGGAGATGGCCTACCGCATCCCGGCCTCAAAAATCACTAAGAAGAACATGCACTTGTTCGACGCCGATGCTGAGGAGGTCAAGGGATTGGACACCACCATTGATTGGAGGAACACTGACGACAACTCCTATGACGGGGAGAAGCTCATCCTCCTTGTTCATGACGAGAGTGGGAAGTGGCTTAACCCCAATAGCGTTGTAAATAATTGGCGCGTCACCAAGACGTGCCTTCGCTTGGGGAAGAGGATTATTGGGAAGTGCCTCATGGGTTCTACGTCCAATGCCTTGTCCAAGGGCGGAGCGAACTTCAAGAAGCTATACGAAGATTCAAAGACAGACAAGCGCAGCCGGAATGGTCAGACAAAAAGCGGGCTATACTCTTTGTTCATCCCCATGGAGTACAACATGGAGGGGTTCATTGACCGCTTTGGTGAGCCCGTGATGCGAACCCCCGATAAGCCGGTGCTCGGCGTCGATGATGAGATGATTGATATGGGCGCCATCGACTATTGGGAGGGGGAGGAGGAGTCCTACAAGGACGACCCCGATGCGCTGAATGAATTCTATCGTCAGTTTTCCCGCACGGAATCGCATGCCTTCCGCGATGAGAGCAAGTCATCGCTATTCAACCTGACTAAAATATATCAGCAGCTCGACTACTCGGACACCTTGATTGAGAGGCAGCATGTAACTCGTGGCTCTTTTGGATGGAAGGACGGGATACTTGACACGAGGGTAATCTTCTACCCTGACAAGCAGGGGAGATTCCTTGTCAGTTGGACGCCCAAGCCGGGGCTACAAAACCGGCTAGAGGAGAAGGGAAGGATTAAGCTCCCCGGGAACGCTCACATGGGCGCCTTTGGTTGTGACTCGTATGACATCTCCGGTGTTGTGGGTGGTGGCGGCTCCAAGGGTTCTCTTCATGGTTTGACTCGGTTCCACATGGAGGAGGCGCCGACCAATGAGTTCTTTCTAGAGTATATAGCGAGGCCACAGACGGCAGAGATATTCTTTGAGGAGATGCTCATGGCCTGTATCTTCTATGGCATGCCCATCCTCATTGAGAACAACAAGCCTCGTCTGCTCTACCATTTCAAGAACCGTGGCTACCGTGGCTTCTCCCTGAACCGACCGGACAAGCACTACAGCAAACTCTCGAAGACAGAGAAGGAGCTCGGCGGCATGCCCAACTCTTCAGAGGACGTTAAGCAGGCCCATGCGGCGGCCATTGAGTCACACATTGAGAAGTACGTGGGCATAGATATGGAGGGAACCTTCCGTGACCCGGACGAGATGGGCACGATGCCATTTGTCCGGACGCTTGAGGATTGGGCGGCGTTTGATATAAACAATAGAACCAAGCACGACGCCTCTATTAGCTCGGGCCTTGCCATCATGGCGAATCAAAGGCACCTGTATACCCCGGAGCAAAAGCAGAAAAAAATTAGCCTTACCTTCGCTAAGTACAGTAATAGTGGAACAACAAGCGAGATAATCAGATGAAAAATGTCAAGGTTAACATATCATCTGCGGGATTTCCTAGTCAGTTTGCTTCAGACGCTGAGAAAGCCACCGTTGAATTCGGGCTGCAGATAGGTCAGGCCATACAATATGAGTGGTTCAAAAAGGACAGCGGCCAATGCCGGTTCTATAGCCAATCCCGAGACTTCAACCGTTTACGGCTTTATGCTCGTGGCGAGCAGTCCATTGCCAAGTACAAAAACGAGCTCGCCGTTGACGGTGACTTGTCGTACCTGAACTTAGATTGGACACCCGTTCCCATCCTCCCGAAGTTTGTAGACATCGTAGTGAATGGTATGTCCGAGCGCCTGTTCAAGGTCAAGGCATACGCACAAGATGCCCTCTCACAATCTAAGCGGAGCAAGTATCAGAACATGGTCGAGGGGCAGATGGCTGCCAAGCCTGTCCTTGAGACTATTCAAAAGAGAACGGGGGTAGACCCCTTCGTCATGGAGCCGGGCGACCTGCCCACCTCTGACGAGGAGTTGCAGTTGTACATGCAGCTCAACTATAAGCCGGCCATTGAAATCGCTGAGGAAGAGGCCATCAATACCATCTTCGACTCCAACCACTACGACGATATCCGTCGCCGCTTGGACTACGACCTCATGGTATTGGGCATCTCTGTTGCCAAGCACGAGTTCCTACCCGGCACCGGCGTTAAGATATCGTATGTAGACCCGGCGAATGTCATCTACAGCTACACGGAAGACCCACAGTTTAAGGACTGCTTCTATTGGGGGGAGATTAAGACCCTCCCTATTACTGAGCTGCTCAAGATTGACCCCACCCTCACCACGGAGGACTTGGAGGAGATATCCAAGTACGGACAGAGTTGGTACGACTACTATAATGTAGCGCAGTTCTCTTCCAACGACATCTTCTATCGTGACACCACGACCCTGATGTACTTCAACTATAAGACGACCAAGAAGATTGTCTACAAGAAGAAGACACTTGAGGGCGGCGCTTCTCGCATGATTGAGAAGGACGACCAATTCAACCCCCCCGCCGAGATGATGGATGAGGGTGGCTTTGAAAAGGTAGAGAAGACCATCGACGTTTGGTATGACGGTGTCATGGTCATGGGCACCAATATCATTCTCAAGTGGGAGGCCGCAGAGAATATGGTTCGCCCCAAGTCTGCCTCGCAGTATGCCATCCCGAACTACGTGGCCTCAGCTCCGCGCATGTACAAGGGCGTCATTGAGTCTCTGACTCGGCGCATGATTCCCTTCGCCGACTTGATTCAAATTACGCACCTCAAGTTGCAGCAGGTGATTTCCCGCACCGTTCCTGACGGCGTTTACATTGATGCCGATGGCCTCAATGAGGTAGACCTCGGTGGCGGAAACGCATACAACCCCGAGGACGCCCTCCGCTTGTACTTCCAAACCGGTTCTGTTATCGGTAGAAGCTATACGCAAGACGGCGACTACAATCAGGGGAAGGTTCCCATTACACAACTCACGGCGAGTTAGGGAGCGGGCAAGGCGCAGATGCTCATCCAAAATATGAATCACTACCTACAGATGATTCGGGATGTAACGGGACTCAATGAGGCACGCGATGGCTCTACCCCCGACCCGAATTCCTTGGTGGGTGTTCAGAAATTGGCTGCCTTGAATTCTAATACGGCCACCCGTCACATCCTTGACGCGAGCCTATATATGTATAGGACACTAGCGGAGGGGCTGACCTATCGCATCTCTGACATACTAGAGTATGCTGACTTCAAGGACGAGTTCGTGAATCAGATTGGGAAATACAACGTCAACATCCTTCAGGAAATTAACGAGCTGTATATCTATGACTTCGGCATCTTCATTGAGATAGCTCCCGACGAAGAGCAAAAGGCGATGTTGGAGCAGAACATCAACATGGCCCTCTCTAAGGGCGACATCAATCTTGAGGACGCCATTGACATCCGTGAGATACGGAACTTGAAATTGGCGAACCAATTGCTGAAGATGAAGCGCATCTCCAAGCAAGAGCGTGAGGAGCAAATGCAAATGCAAATGCAGGCCATGGCGGAGCAGCAGCAGCTCAAGTCACAGGAGATGACACAGCAGGTGGCGCTGCAAAAGAGTCAGCAGGAGTTGCAGGGGAAAATGCAGCTCAAGCAGGCCGAGATAGCGTTTGAGATTGAGAAGATGAATAATGAGGCGATGCTCAAGGAGAAGCTCATGGGGATTGAGTTCAGCTATCAGATGCAATTGCGTGGTATGACAGAGGAGGAGATACAATCTCGGGAGAACAACCGGGAGGTAGCGAAGTCAGATAGGATTAGTCAGCAGAACACCCAACAGTCGAAGCTCATCAATCAGCGCAAGAACAATCTCCCCGCTCACAACTTCGAATCCAACGAAGACAGCCTAGACGGCTTTGACCTTGCGGAATTCAGCCCTCGCTAGGTATAATATTTTTGGTGTAGCTTTGGATTGAATCTTATTTAATAGAAATGAAAGTACGTCTTGTAGAAGATGGAGGACAGAAGTCTGTCGCCGAAGTAGAGACTGCGTTGCTCGAGAAGCACGCGGAATCAGAGGGGGATACCCCTGAAGTTGCGGAACCCCCTGTAGCGGAATCTGTAGATACCCCTGCAGAGAAGATGGGGGATGACGAGCTACGCGCTCTCATCAGCAGCCGACTAGGGAGAGAGATAACATCTCTCGACGACTTGAACGAGACACGCGAATCGTCCGGTGAAATGGATGGGGAGATGTCTGCATTTTTTAAGTACAAAAAGGAAACGGGACGCGGCATCAGTGACTTTGTTCAATTGAATAAAGACCACGGAGCCATGAACCCCGACGTTCTCATCAAGGAATATCTGACGGCAACGGAAGATGGACTTGACGAGGAAGACATTAGTGCTATGATGGAAGACTTTCAGTTTGATGAAGACCTCGACGACGAGGCCGACATCCGGAAAGTCCGACTAGCAAAAAAGAAAACTATTGCAAAGGCGAAGAAGTACTTCGCAGAGGCTAAAGAGAAATACAGCGTTCCCCTTGAGTCAAGTGGGGCGCCTTCTTTAGACACCTCTGAGGAGTACACGGAGTACAAGCAATATGTCGCTAACGCGAAGACCGCTCAGGAAGAGCAGGTACGTAGAAAGACTTGGTTTGACGAAAAGACAGACGAAGTTTTCGGTAGTGAATTCAAAGGTTTTGAGTTCAACGTAAACGACCGACCCTACGTCTTCTCCCCCGGAGATAGGACTGAATTGAGGAAGCAGCAGGAAACGCCGATGAATTGGATGAACCAATTTATAGACGAGAAGGGCTTAGTCAAGGACGCCGTGGGTTACCACAGGTCATTAGCAATAGCAATGAACCCCGAGAAATTTGCCAAGTTCTTTTATGAGCAGGGCCAATCAGAGGCGGTTGATGGAGTGATGCGTAAGACAAAAAACATAAACATGTCTGAGCGCACAGCACCACAAACTACCACGCCCTCGGGGGGAACCCAAGTTCGCGCTGTAAACCCTGATGCAGGCCGTGGCCTAAAAATTAGGCGTCCACGAGGGACGTCTTGACTCTTTTTTTTAAACAACAACAGTAATTATGGCAGTTGAAGCCACCCCTACGTTTGCGTTGCAACCGAGTGCCCAACAGGTACCGACCTCAACCAATTATATTACCAACTTCGATTTCTTGAATCAGTATCTACCTGATACATATGAGAAAGAATTCGAGCGTTACGGTAACCGCACCATCGCCTCCTTCCTCCGTTTGGTGGGAGCAGAGATGCCATCTAACTCTGACCGCATCGAGTGGGCAGAGCAAGGCCGCTTGCACATTAAGTACACCGGCTGTACTACACCCGCTGAAGCAGCGGCAGTGAACACTGCTACGTTTACGATTCCGGCAGGCAACTTTAACCCCGACCTTGTGGCAGGAACGGCGGCAACAGGTCAGGCTATCCGCAAGGG